TGTCATACAGGTTGTCTTCAATAGCTTCCTCAGTTATTGAAAATCCCATAGAAATTGTCTCGTGGTTATAACGGGCAGTCCATGCTTCTTGTGCGTTGTCATACGCAATGGCAGCACCCTCGTTTTTAACAGGGGCGGCACCAAAGCCTGACAGTTTGGTTTCTTCCTCAAAGGAACGATCTGAACTTTCAGTTTCGAAAATTTCTGCCGCTTCTTCACCATATTTAGCGTATTCAAGACCAAATAAGGCGTTAAGACCCGGTAAGAGTTCCTTAAGGAGTTGCGCTCTAGATATAGCCATTAGTCGTTCTCCTTATATACCGGTCTTGTTGAGGTAAGAATGCGAATCTGGATTAAACTTCACTAACAAATCCGTATACGCATCACCAATTGCTGAATCCGGCCCATCCACAAAATCAACGATGCGGAAAGCCATTCCAGAAGTTACTGCTGTTGTTGAAGTCAAGGCACTTGTGGAATTACCATTAATGGTACTTCCGGTACTGGTGGACTGTACTGCTGCCAAATAGGTATTTTGCCCTAAGTCGGCTTGAGTAACAGCACCATCAGCTTGTGCTTGAAATACAGCATTCGGGTCGTCCACAATATAAGCCATCGCATCAGACGCAACAACGCCCGTAGGCCACCGCTGGTTAAATGTTAATTGGCTTGTATTGGGGTCAGTATATCGGCAACCTACAAAAACACCGATAGTACCCGCTGGAAATCCAGTTGAGTTATCTCCATTTGTCGTCACGATTTCAATAGTACCTGTAGCTGCAATGGTTACAATTGACCCATTGAAGATATTAGTACCATAACCGGACGCTATTGAAATCTGTCGAGTAGAACCTGCAAAAGGTATCCCTCCAATCAGATTGACGGCCCGAAGACCGTACGGGGTGGCAGTAGCTGCCATAATAGACTCCTCGGTTTATCCTTTGCCAAAAGTAACCTCAGACTTCCTGTTATTAAATAAAGGCATTCTTGGGTCACTTTCACGCATTAAGTTATTGTCTACGGCCTGCATCTGAGAATCAGTTACTTTCTGATAATGCTCAGTACGTTCCTTGACAAGTTCAACTGGTGCCTTACAAAGCATTAAACCCCCCATTACAACATTGTCCTTGAAGCGCTCGTTCTCGATGCTTACAAGTTCAATCTCAGGGTGCTCTACAGCCTTTACTGGCTCCCAGCCTTCACGTAGTTTGGAGGAAACATTGGTAGGATCATCTTGCCCGCGTGTGCTAATACGCACCCAATGAAAAGCATAACCGTCTTCGGGCGTAGGAGTCGGAAGCACTTCCGGTTTAGTCCACGCGCGTTTTCTGGCTTTCTTGTCACGGGTTTCCAGTTCTCGGCCAAGTCTGTTCTCATCAACCATTTTGATTCATCGCTAGTTCAGCAACCTGTTCGGCGTATTGTTTCAAAGGTACTCCAAGTTTTTTCGCAATAGTTTGTTGTGATTCCGTTAACCTAATCTTCTTAGGTGCTATGCTCCGCGTAGCGGGTGCAACCACATTGCTAGATTTTTTCCTAGGTTCCCCTGAGTCGTCTATCCCGTCGTCAAACCGACCGGGAAATATCTCTCGCATACGAGAATCAATTCTCTCGTAGTATTTGTCAGACTGAGGGTTTACACCCTCGTTGACTAATTTTGTATGCAATCCAAAAGCAAACGATGTCATTTCTGGATCATCATCACCAAACCAGGGGTTTTCATCCCGCCATGCTTCAGCTTTTTCGTCACGTTCAACAGGTGGTTGCGTTTGTGGTACCTGTGATTGAACAGTATTTCCAGGCTGTTGTAAAGTTCCTCTTACCTCACCACGAACACGGGGACGCAATCTTTCCACTTTGTCCATCCGTATTTGTGCCGCATTAAGCCCTTCTTGCGCGGTTACAATAGAATCTGGCTCGCCACTTTCATAAGCCTCTTTGTATTGTTTTCGGGCTACTACCATTTCACTTTCAACCTGCTTTTTAGCAGATTGAATAAGTGAGTTGTGGCTAGAATCCACGCTCCCTTTAAGCTTTTTATTTTCTTGTATGAGCTGCCCTGCGTAGTTAATAGCTTCTTCT